TCACGTTCAGTGTAGGTCAAGTCCGCATTACCCAGTGCACAGAGAGTAGCCGATGCTTTGAGTGGATCAATTACCTTTCTCGTCTCAACGATATTTCTCAGGTAATTACTCATGCCCTTGTTGGTGTGCTCTAATCCATTGAGGTAATCCAATGCATTATCAGCAGTGATAAGGATTAAAGAGGTGAGTTGTTGCTTACAGGCTTTCACATCTTCAACGTTAATGAAGGAGGCATCTTTACTGATTACTTCACGAACATTATTGAACATGTCGTTGGTAGCAATAATGGCTCTCTCATCATCATTTAAACTTATTACTAAGTTAAGTAATTTAAATATAGTAACCCCTTCCATCCCCCGGCCTCCACCAGTATTGACATTAAGTTCGTTTTGCAGTTAAAAAACAATTCACACAGAATACCAAACTACAGGGTTGCCCCTGTAGCCGGTAGTTTAACGGAGCTTACGACGATAACCCCCACCTGTGCTGTAATTACGTTCTACAGCAATACGCGACGTATCGTAATCCAGCCCAGGCATTACGCCTTTTTTGCGAAATAGCTCGGAGTGAGTTTATCCACAACACCGGTCACGAATGAACGGAAAGACGATTTCATTTGCTGGATCAAGGTGTAAGACTTCATCACCTCTTTCAGAGAAGCCAACTTCTCTTTGATTTCAGCAGATGCATTTTCACCGGCAGCTTTAACCTTGCTTTCCAGCTTCTCGATTTCAGCCAGAGTTTTAGACGCCAGTGACTTGACCTGAGACGACATCAGACCACGGAAGTCACGGAAGTACATCGCCCACAGTTGCGCCTTGATAGACACAGCCAGTGCAATACCGCGACCTTGTTTCTTGGCAACTTCAACACCACGGTTGGTGATCTCTGCCATTTTCTCCAGTGCGCCGTCCAGCTTTTCTTTCAGCTGAAGATCTTCAGCCAGAATCTTGGCAGTCTGCACGCCCTGGTTAACTTTCGCTTTAATGCTTGCGCCGGCAGCAGCCGCTTTAGCAGCAGCAGCGTCGATAGCGCCACGGGCAGCCTGAGTCAGTTCAGAGGTAGAAGGCAGTTTAGCCAGGATACCTTTTTCTTTCTCAATCTCACCGTCTTTCTCTTCATCCTTCGTTTCAGCATCTTTACCGAAGAAGAAGCCCCACATGCCCTTGAAGACATTTTTGATGTAAGTGACAGACTTCGCAAAGCTGGCCTTTACAGAGTTCCACACGGATTCATTACCGTGGATAGCGCTAGGAGGCAGCATGTCTGCGCCACACATTGCACCCGCCAGGTATTTAACCGCATAGCTTTCGGTGCCTTCAATGGCATCGATGCTACCCTGAATAATCAGGGATTCGTGGCTCTCATCGAGGTCGGCTGGAGTTTCGTCGAGTACCAGGTCGATAACGTCGTCTTGCATGATCTTTTTTTCCATGTGAAAGTTAATAGGTGGGGTATAAACATAAAATTAGCAAGACACCGAAAACGCACCTTTGAAGTACGGACAATCGGTAAATTCGACGTGTAACTGGTTATCGAGCTTGGATAATGTCACTTCTGAACTGGTTACCATGGGCATGCCCAACACGCTCATCAGCGTATCAAAAGTGTCCAGCAGGTTGTCATTAACCAGGATGTCGTTCTGATCAGCGACCAACACTGAGTCATCTTCAAAGACCGTATCACCGAGTTCTTCCAACGTAACATCTTCCGTGATGCTGCCGTGCAGATAACTGATGTCGATCGGTAAGGTTGACAGGAAACTCAGGTCGATCTTGTCACCACGAATAAAGCGAGAGCGGCACGCGGTGTCCACCACCGCATAGTTGTCAGCAGTGAGGTTATGCAGCGTTGGCGCCACAAAGCTTTTCTCATTACTGGCTTTCAACACACAGCGAGCAAACTGCCCAGGAGTTACGCGGATAATTTTCATTTAAACGCTTTCCCCATGATGTCGTGTGCCGCCGTGTCAGCCTGTTGGATAGCTGTCATGACGTGCTTGATAAAGGCAATGTAGTTGACCAAGCTACGGAATGATGCAGCCATTGCGTACGCCTCGCCCTTGCCCATGCCCTGGAGATCTTTCTCTGTCTTGATCTTGACATTGAACAGTGTTCCTTCACTCTTGGAGATCTCAGCCAAACGCACCAGGTTGTTGGAGGTCTTTTCCAACTTATCCACTAATCCGTCGAACTTACCTTCAGATACAGTGAACACATCATCGGCTTTTACGTCGGTTTGTTTCAGGGGAGAGATAACAAAGAGAATTGCGCCATCCTTGTCTTTCGTTACAGTTGCCCACTGTGCGCCCACCACGCGGAACTCACTCCCGCCCAGCTTCCCACCTAAGTGTGTCGCTACTGCACCACCAAAACGCTCTATGTCCGCCATGGTGACCTTTTTATCTTGCACCTTGGCAAAGAGGTCTTTAGCAGCCGTAAAGGTCTTGATAGCACCATCAGTGCGGCTTACCAGGTTATCCAGTTCTTTAGCCAGCCAGTCCAGGTTAGCAGGGAAAGACTTAAAGCGTTTGCTGTCGATTAATGCTTTGGCATTGGCGGGGTATTTCAATTCGGTATCGTAATTGATCTCTCCGGCCTTTACCTTACCCTGTAGTTTGTTGAAGTCTGTCTTAGAACGTTTACCAAAACCAAAGAAGGTTTCCGCCAGCCATTTAAAGAAGTTACCAATCATGCTGAGGAAACGTTTGATCAATGACCATACCGTGCCGAAAAGTCCTTCGCTGCCGTTTACTTCTGTGGGAGCATTAGGGATGATAGAGGCAACACGCAGATACAGTTGTTCTGTGCCTGTGCGCTCTTCCTCGGGCTTCTTTTCGATCTCGTCGGCTTTGTCCTTGACCGCCTTGTTGTCACCGTCCAGGAAAGCATCTACTGCCTTCTTGTCGGTTTGATAGAGTAACTCCACCGTTGGCGTGTTCACATAACGTGTAATCGCTTGGCTTTGAGTACCTTTATCAAAGTCTTTAAAAATAGAAGTCATAAATAAAAAACCTCGAAGTCAATACTAACCCGGGTTGCCCCGGGTTAGTATCTTTTTTCAAAGCGCAGTCAATGGGACCTGCGCAGATGGCACAGCTTAGATGTGCGCAGCAACGCCGTCGATCAGAGCTTCCAGGACGTTAGACGCCAGAGAAGTCGCAGAACGAGTCAGCGCAGCAGAAGATGCAGCAACAGCTTTAACCAGCGCAACTTTGTCACCAGTTTCTTTGTCATCTTTGCTTGCAGAAGCATTGATGTAGCCGATCAGTTTGTCACGCTTAGCAGCAGCGAATTTCTGGTCGATTTTACCGCTTTCCAGTTTACCGATAGCATTGCTAACGATGTTCAGCTGAGATTTCAGAGCAGCAGCGCTGGTGACTTTCGGAGCTACTTCGCCAGAAGTCAGTTTGCTGAAGTTATCAGCTTTAACAGTCTTCATGCTCAGAGCGCGAGCCAGGGCGCCAGCTTTCTTCAGGTCAGACGCTTCGCCTTCGCCAGTGTGCAGAACAACGCGGATGCCAGCGATCTGTGCAACCAGTTGGCCTTTCTCTTCTTTGCTTGCGCCAGCGCCAGCAATTTTAGATTTCAGACCAGAAACCAGCGCTTTGTACGCGGTACCGAATTCAGCCAGGGTGATTTCACCGTCCAGCAGGTTGGCGTATGCGCCCAGTGGTGCAGACACTTCTGCCAGCTCAACAACTTTACCGTTCAGACCTTTGGCTTCGTAATCGATGTAGCCGTTCCAGCCGCCCAGTTTGACTTTCTCTTTCAGCTTCAGGCCGTCTTTGCTCAGATCAGCGTTCAGACCTTCGATGCGACGTTTCATGGCTTTGTTCTTGTTGAACAGGCCGATGAAGAAGTTCACAACGGTGTTGAAGATCTTCTTGATGAAAGCGATAACAGCAGCACCAGCGCCTTTCACTTTATCCATGAAGCCTTCCATACCGTCACGCGCCAGAGAAGAAGCGGTAGAGACGTCGTACAGATCTTCTGCGCCCATACGCGGAGCAGCAGTTTCCGGAGCGCCGCCCAGACGTTTGTCGGTGATTTTGAACGCTTGGTTGTACAGAGAAGCGAACGCACGGCCGTCGAAGTTACCAGAAGCCAGCATTGACTCCATACCTTCAACCAGGTCCTGAACTTCTTCAGTCGCTTCCTGGATGTCACAAACCTGCTCAGAGACTTCTTCCAGAACTTCGCCCTGCTCCTGGATTTCGGCGTTGGCTTCAGCAACTTCAGCGCGAATTTCAGAAACGGTTTCTGCTACCTGATCCAGAGTACCCTGAGAACCTTCTTCGTTCAGGTCCAGATCTTCGGTACCCGCATACAGTGATGGATTAAACATGTGTAAAACTCCTTGGAGATTTTTTACTTAAGTAAAAGTTTATTTAATTAAATAACTTTCGATAAGACACCTAAGACGTCTTGGATGTATTTATCGACGTAGCTCACCACGCGTGGAGTGAAACCACTATAAAATGCTAATGCGTGAGCATTACCTTTTAAGATGGACTCGGCTTCAGAGATAATCTGAGAACCTACGTTAGTTGTTTCACTTAAACCTTTGCTAGCTTCTTCTACAACAGAAGACCAGCTTTTAACGAAATCAAGATAATCAGCATAAGATCCTTTAACCTGCAGATGCAGATCATTGAGCTTGGCAACTTTTGCCAGGACCGACTGAAGATCAGACTTGGATGCTTCGAGGGTATGAGATTCACCAGCTGGCTTGTCTCCAGACATAGAATAGACTACATCATTGTCCTTGAACTTACACTTGATGACCTTGCCACCCGGTAAGACCTCTGAAACCGTCCACTCGCCGTTCTTGTGAGGAAGTTTGTATTCGGGATAATGAAGTCCCTCGAACTCACGCACAACGTTCATGACATCGTTGGTGGTCTTGACACTCTTTAACTTGCGAGCTACCACCAATTCACGACTCAAATGATCTTTAACGTCATGCGCGTGTTTCTGGAACCCTTCCAGCGTTTTGATCAACTCATCCAGATCAGAACCGAAATCGCTCCACTGCCCCGTACTGGTCAATGCACCGACCAATGGACCCGAGAAAGTAAAGGCGTGGTTTTCATCATCTTTCATAGCATTAGGAATCTTGCCAATCAGAGACTTGTTGCTGTCAAAGGTTTTGGTGAGCTGTGCTCCCGCAGTTTTAATGCCTTTGTCCAGCAGATCCAGAGTATGACCACCTGCCCACTTCGCCACTGACAGCGCACCTGCCCCCAGTGACTTCATGGATTCCGCGAAATCTTCATTACCCGCACGGTTATTTAACTTGACCACCGCCTGGAGCGTAGACATTGAGTCTAGCAAGTCGACATGATGAACACGGCAATCAACGTACAACTCTCTAAGCTCAGACATTAGCTCACCGATTTGGCAAAGTTAATAGAGTCATTGCACAGGCTGGCAATGGCGTTCAGGGTGATCACCAGGTAACGCGTAAAGTCCGCATTGAGATCCAACAGGTCTTGCTGGTTCTTGCGCACAATCATGGAGTACATGGCCATTACACGATGCTTGTTCGATTCATTGATCGGCATCTTGGTCAGGTTGCTTCCCACGATCTCGTAGTCACGCTCAGAGATACGGTGCTTGATCGCCTTGTTACAGATCTTCAGCCAGTTCTCCAGAATCTGGATAGAGATCTGACAGATGTGGCGAATGGTGGCAGCACCAAAGGTATTGATCAGCTGTTCCTGGTCGATGAAGTTAGCTGACTCGCGCTTATTGAAACGCACACCCAGATCCTGCACGCGAGAATCAAACCAGTCATCAATGGTTTTCACATCTTTGACTTTGATTGGATCCTTCCAGCGCGTATCAATCAGGTAGCGACCACCCATAAGCTCCACAGAACGCAACTGGCGGAGCCAAGGCACATTCTTATCTGAGATATCGATCTTACACTCACGGAACGCAGGAACATTCAGCAGAGGTCCAACCTGCATCAGGATCTGTGTGGCTTCCTCGTCAGAGCTTACGCCTTCAAAGCGAGAGAAGAACGCCATGATCTGCGTCAGCTCTTTTTCTGAATAGTCGTAGTAGTTGTTGGTCAGCGCAGAAGTGGTCTTGAACAGATTAGTAATCTGATTCTGCCAGTCTTCCTTTACCTGTCCCTGAACCTTTAACAGGTTAAACAGACGCGCACTGAGGTTGAACTGCTCCAGACCGTCTTTGAAGTCACCCATGTCTTTCAGCGCACGATCAATCATCTTGAAGCGGGTGATCAGAGACTCGGTATCCTCAACAGCCAGCGTATACGCGTCGTGGAAGTTCTGTCCCAGGCGTTTGGTAAACACCTTGGCGGTTTCCAGGGTATC